ATGGGAAAACATAGGAACAGATACGGTTCATGCCCGTGGGCGCACGGGATCAAAGTAAGCATTCCGCCTGAAACTGTTGATATATGGACTTCCGGAACAGTCATCGGAAACGAAGTGATTCCTTCAGATTTCATGTTCGACAGCTATGAGCGGGCAAGAGAAGCAGCTAAAGCGTTCTATTGGTTAAGACGTAAAAGACAGCATCACGGCAATAACGGTCATGTCGTTGTCCTCCGTAAGAGGGTACGGCCTGATTTTCTTGGGTGCGAATGGACGATTGTTGAAATCTTCGACGACTTTCTCATAGACCTCGACAAATCGAAACGAAAGGAGGTCAAAAGGAATGATTAACGCTGAAAATTTTGTTTTTGACGGAATCGGGCTTGACCAAAAAGGCTTGATGATTTGTAGTTTCGACAATTCCGGCGGGCTGGAAGTATCTCCGGGCAGTAACATCGAGATACAGACGATTCGTAACCGATATGGACGTGAAGACTGCATCGGCGTGACGATGGGGGATGTTTTGAAATTTAGTGTACAAGTGTGCAAGCGTCCCGATGTCGTAAAGCTGGATGCGCTGAATAATGCGCAGCCTCAATACATCGACGATGTGCAATACAGAAATATCGTGAAATGGTTACAGGGTTCGAGAGGATTCCGCAAGCTGACATTCGCGCAGGGTAATCTTTTACCCAATGAATCGCAGAATATCCACTTTGATGCAGTTGTTGAACGAGTTGACAGGCTGAAATTGAGGAATAACATTATCGGCCTTGAAATCTTTTTCCGCACGTCACAAGCATATGGATATGGGGATGTAGTTTCGACGACGATTCAGGCAAGCGCGGAACACGTTGCATTGCAATATTTGGGCGGTACGGATTTCGTAACCTTTGAGGATGACTATTTCACGGATATTAAGCCTGATTTGCACATCGAAGTAAGAAAAGATGGCGATTTTAGCATGAAGAATCTGACGAATGATACAACTTTCACTGTGCCGGATTGTGTCGCGGGCGAAATCCTCGACTATAAGGGCAAGCGCGGTATTTGCGTGTCATCTATTCGGGGAGTTGTAACAGGCGATGGAAGTTTCAGCAAATTCAGGCTGTCAAGATCGCCAAATGAGCAATACGATTATCGGAAAGGAAATAACGAGATTAAGATTTATACTCCGTCATATGTGACGATTAGTTATACTCCGACAATCGTATTTGCAAGGTTGTGAAAAATCCATAAAACTATACAGCTCTATCGAGCACAAGCAGAGACAACGATGCGTAGCATCGCACGAGCTTTATGTAAATAAAGCGAAGTGTACCAATGTTTTCTTTTAATAAATGCTTAAACATCGAAAGAAAGAAAACATACATTATAATCGTCTTCGCAGAAGACGGAGATTGTGATTTGATGTCAAATTGCGATAACATCATTGTGTGAAGTAACAGAGTTACGGAACACAATGGAGATAGTGATGATTGATGTTAGATAACTATGCTATTGAGTATTTTTTATTATCACATCACGTCTACACACATTTACGATTATATGAAAACTCACAATCATGAATTACAAATCGTAAATGCGTGGAGACAGTACATTAGTCTTAGATAGTATAAATAGATCATTAGTATTAAGACTAATGTACTTTATATGGATGTATAGTTAGTTTTAATGTTAATTATTGCTCTCTAACTATTACTGTTAGTTAATCCTAATGAGCATTATCAAGACTAATTATTCTGTATCATAGTTAGATAGTATTATCAATAGTATAGATCAATAACGCTATTGATCTATAGTAATGATATATAGTATATAATAATACTATATAGAAGGAAAATCGCGCAAATGTGCCGTAAACCGTTGATATACAAGGGTTTTCAGCTATTCGGCGCGGTAGAAAACTTGAAAGGAAAGAACATGGAAGAAAAGAACTATTTCAAGTGTAGGAATTATCGCTTGAACTGCTTTATTCGTGCGTTCGGTGTGCGATGCGCGGATAGCATCATCAACGAAGAGAACAATCGCCGGATTTGGTTATTCGAGCGTTCGGAAAGACTTGATGCAATTCTCGCATTATGGGACAGAGTAAAAGACGAGATTGATTCTTGCCCTTCTGACCCTGTTAATTAACACGACTGTTCGGGTAATTGTGTCAAAAGGTATAAATACCCTACCTTTGAAAGTTTGATGGAATCGGCCTGTTAATTGATTGGTGAACTCAGCGCAGAATTGATATTGTGAGCATTGCAAAGATTCAGAATCATGTATTCTTGATTTTCGCGCACACTAATGACATTTAACATTGTTTTCTGCGATGTAAAAAGTTAGGGTTATCGCCCTGTTAATTGATTGATGCGTTCGACCGATCTTGTTCAGGGGTATAGATACTCTATGAAAAGAAGATTGATCGAATGAGCGTGTTAATTCATTGATTAACTCGGCTCAGATTAGATATTTTGGATATATTCGATAATACGGATTGAGGTGATATTAGTTGTTGAAGAAACTACCAAAATTCAGGAACATAATCAAAGATGAAATTGATAGTTTTGCCGTTATCGGACTGATTGCGGCTAAGTGTTGCGGCGTTGGCATCCCGTGGTTGGTGTGTATTTTGCCGTTGTCTATCGGTGGGATTGTACGATTTTTAGCGATGATGATTAAGATGAGGTAATGATGGAAAGAGAATTGTTTTATTGCTATTCTTATCGGCTCTATCATTTCCTCTGTGCATTTGGAGAAAAATGCAAGTCATCAAATACAAACGGCAACACAGGATATAGATATTGGGTTTTCGATAAGTCAAATCGACTTGATAAAATTATACAGCTTTATAACAACATTAAACATAACGTGGAGTAAAGAAAGGAAAGAGTATGACAAAGTTTATTTTTAGAGACAATCACGACAACAATGCGTACATTGATATTAGCTATGAGGTTATCTTTACAGAGAAGCAATCCAGATACAGAGACGATGAAGTGATTCGGAGAGCGTGGAATTATATCGAAACAGCTCTCGCGGATGTAATTAGAGAATACGGCGCGGAAAAAGTAGACGTTAATGGAATCACTAATCAGCTAAGTTATAGAATCAATCGGGATGCGCTGAAGGATCCTATTGTTTCAGAAGCGGTTAAGGAAATCCACGTTTCATTACTGGGCTTTACCGATGAAGAAGGGAAAGATAAATTCATCGGGCTTTTGATCCCTGTTAAGAGAACGGAGGAAGAGATTGAGTTTATCAAGAGTCTGCGGGAGGAATGATAAGCTGACAAAAAGGAGTTAAAGATAGAAAATGAAATTGCTTAGCTTTTTGTTGGTTATCATGATTGTCCTTATGATTGCTCTTTTAGTTTTCTTAGCTTGGTATGAATACCACACCCATTTGAGTGAAGGTTTAGTCATTGACAAAATATTTCATGCCGGACATTCAAGCGGGTATGCTCATGGAACTATTGGAACGGGATACGGGAATTACACATCATACAACGATAACAGCAATGATAAATATTATTTAGTATTAGAAAACGAAAAGAATGGTGAATTGGTAAGATACCAAAAAGAAGTGACAGAAGAAGAATACAAACAGTATTCTATCGGAGATTATTATAAACCTTAAATATTAACCGAAAGGAGGTTAATGAATATGCCCGAAGAATATACAGCCCGAATTGATCCAGATACAGGGTTGAATGATATACAAATTGAAGTAATGAATAGATTGTTCGAAGGAGAAACTATTGCGCAGATTTCAAGAGATTTGGGGTTGAGAAGTCAAACCGTGTCGGCATGGAAGAAGAAGAAAGCATGGGCGGATGCCGCACGAAAGCGCACTGAGGAAAATTTAGAGGCTCATAAGATGCGCCTCCATAGTATGACTGATAAAGCCCTTGATACAGTAGAGAAAACGATGGAGGGCAAGGCAAATAAGACACAGTTTATTGCCGCCGATTCAGTTCTTGATCGTACTCTTGGAAGAGCGAAGACCGAAATAGAGGTTGATAATCGTTTTACTGGTGTAGCTGAAATGGATATTGATGCACTCGCTGAAAGTCTCGCAAAGGAGATTGACGAAGAAGAATGACCCTGATTTGTAAGTCTGTTTTTTGATCTTTTACAGACTTGCCCCATTTTCAATAGCTGAAACCGTTGTAATTATTAGCTTTTCACGATGACAATAAAATCAGAGTTTTATTGTCTTTGTGAAAGATTATGCAACTGAAACGAATATAGATACAACCTCCGGAGGGGGTATAATTCTAAATTTGTAAAGTCAGAAAATGGGGGTGGGGGTCTCTCGACAATTTTTCGCCAATTTTTCCATGGAAGAAATCGAAATCATTACCCTAAAAACCCTTATCAAACTCTACGGCAAAGAAGTCGGCACAAGAATCTATAAAGAACGCGCCGACACATTATTTGCATATCACGGATTAGCATGGGAACTCGGAAGACGTTCCTTTTATTATTTTAACCGTGTTTTCCTCGGCGATTTCCTTTTCGACTATTCCGGGAAAAAGATCCCATTATCTGAAACACATTATAAGATATGGGATGAACTGGAATATACAATACTGAATAAGAATGACACAAAGGATGTCTTTATTATGCCGAGAGGTTGCGGAAAAACGCACACAATCGGCGTTCCGACTGCTATATGGTGTGCTTTATACGGACTTCATCATTATATACTCATTCAATCATCCGTTCAAGACAGAGCGGAAGAGTTTATTTCTCTTATTAAAGACAGAATCGAAGGAAATAAACTAATTGAACAATCTTTCGGAAACATTTTCAATCGGAAAATGACGTATAACAGCACGGAGATAGAACTTGACACCAAACCTCAATCTGCAAAGATTAAAGCCTTTTCTTCGACTGGAGGCGTTAGAGGTACGGGCTATAGAGATGAGCGCGTCGGACTGCTCATTATTGACGATGGGCAGGAATATAGTCAAGTCTCGTCGGAGGAAGGCCGCGAAAAGCTCTTCAAACAGCTATTCAGCGGCGTAATGAACACGCTGGAAACCGCGAATTGTCACATTATCGCATTCGGTACTTTGCTTTTCCCCGATGACCTGTATGACCGCCTTATCCACCTGAAAACATGGCGGAAACACTTGTATAAGTGTATTCTTGTCGATAACGTCACAGAATACTTTCAAACCAATGAGCATTATGCACACCTTATCGACCTTTATGCAAGTGATCCCGATGCGCTTGAAGCGGTAGAAAAATACTATAAAGAGCATTATGACGAAATGCAATTACCTTTAATCTGGAATAAGTGGGATTCATTGCAGCTTTTTAATTCGTGGTTCCCTTCTCCGGTGATCTTTGAGAGAGAATTTCAAGGAAACATTGACAGTTTCGGAGAAAAAAGGATCCATTCTCTATCCGCTGTTTCAGCCGATACTATCGAAGGATTTGAGTACAGTAAAACGGTGTTGTCTGTTGACCCGGCGGCTGTTAATACGAAAAAATCCGACTTTTATGCTTTTACTGTTTTATCTGAAAGAAAAGATAACAAAATAAAATATGCCCGGAAGTGTGAAATCTTGAAATTCGATACTTTCGATGAATACATAGATCATATCATCAAATTGTTGCTTGACTATACAGACATAGATTTATTGTCGATTGAAAAGAATGTGTATTCCGGCGCGGATGTTGTCAAGCTCAGAGAAAAGATAGCGGATAATCCAGAGTTGCGCAATCGCTCCCTTGAAATCAAAAACCTTATGCGCAACCAAAATAAAGATGCACGTATAGAATCATACGCTATCCCGGACATTAACACGGGCAGGATTGTCTTTAACGAGGACGATAAGGAAGCCATAGAACAGATTAAATCTTTTGCGGGGTGTAAAAATACTTTGCATGATGATGCTCTTGATTCCGTCGCCGACGCCAATCAGATGCTTATGACGATCCAAAACAAGCACTATTTCCACGTTTATCCCTTAAACTACTGACGAAAGGAGGAAGAAGATGGAAACAATTATTTCCTATATGATTTCAAAATATAGATCAGATAAACGAACTTACAAAAAAATGTTGGACTATTACGAAGGACGACATGATATTAAAAGAACTTACAAAAAGAGTAAAAAGAAATCAAATGAAACTCCCATCGTCAACTATATTGGTTTGTTCATAGATCAGGAAATCGGATACTCTCTCGGGAATCCAATTACATATACAAGCGAAAGCGGAAACGAAGAAGCGATTAAGTGTATTACTACAAATACATTCCATTGGCGCGATTCCCACAATCAGGATTTGATGCGACAACTGGAAATATTCGGTAAATGTTATTTGTTATGGTATGTCGATTATCGTGACGGACAAGCGCGATTTAACGAAAAGATTCTAAATCCTCTGAATGCAATAGCTTATCAGGATGACAGCGGGAAGATTACATATCTGATTCATTTTTACAAGAAACCATTTGATGATTCTGAATATTTCGATGTGTATTATCCTACCGGGGAAGTGGAATTATATAAAGATGAATCATTGCTTGAAAGAAAAAAGTTGATCTTTAATGACGTTCCCGCGTATGTTTGTCAGTTTGACAATGAAAATAATACGATTTATTCTAAAATCAAATCAATACAGGATGCTTATAACCATATTCTTGCCGATGCAACAAACTTAATTGCCGATTATCGGAATGCAAGTTTTAAGATTTCCGGGCAGGAACTTACACAAGAAGAGCGCGAAGAAGTTGAACAGCAATTACAAGATGGCAGCCTTCTTAATTTCGATGAAAATACCGATGTTACTTGGATTATCAAAAATATACAAGATTCTTTTGTTGAAAATAACCTAAATCGTCATAGAAATGCTATGCTCGAAATTTGCTCGCACATAGATGCCCTTGAAAAATTGCAATCGAATACATCGGGCGTAGCTCTCCGCAATCGCCTTATATTTCTTGAACAGAGATGCGATGCTATTATTTCCGTCATCAAAGATGCAATCTATGAACGTATCTATAAGCTGTTTCAATTTGTGGCTTTAATGTCTAATGTGTCATATGACTGGATGGACATTACAATAACAATAGTTCCAAATATCCCATCCGATGATGAAGCGACTGTAAGAATGCTGACTCAGCTTGGATTGGGGCGGAACTATCCAACCGAAGATGGATTATCCTTGCTGTCATGGGTGGATAATGCTCATGTACTCAAAAAGAAGTTAGACGAAGAGAGGAAGAGCGACAGCATCCCGCTTGATGATTTAATGGGCGGTGATTCCGATTGATCCAGCAAGATATACTTGACCTGAAAGATGCTCTTGATGCGCAAACATTAAAAAAATTCAGGAAGTTTCTTAAAAAATACAAGAACTTTCAAGATGTTACTCTTGAAAAGGTTGCCGCTGTGCTTCTCAAAAATATAGATGACAGCGGCGCGATTGTGTTATCCGATGGTTTAGCGGTTAAAATCCGCGAAATCTGCGTAGAACAGGGAAAACAACTAATCAAAGATGAAAAGGATTTTGTATCTGAACTTTTGGAAGATATTTACTCCGATGCTTACCAAAAGAACGCTAAAATTATAGGTTATAAAGCTGATTTTTCACTTGTTCGGAAAGAATTTATAGACAAAGCTATAAATGCACCTATAAATGGTGAAACTTTTTCACGGCGAATATGGAAAAACACAAATCAACTCGCTAACAGAGTCAAAAATGACGTTTTAGACATGATACGCGAAGGCAAGCGTCCAGCAGAAATCGCACGACAGATCAAGGACGATTACAATTCCTCAGCGTATGAGGCGAAAAGACTCGTAGTAACAGAAAGCGCCAAAATTCAAACGTCTGCACAAGTAGACGTATATGAGCAATCCGGCGTTGTGTCAGAGGTTGAGTTTTGCGCGACCCTTGAAAACAATACTTGTGATGATTGCGGCGCGATGGACGGGCGGCGATTCTCGCTTGATAACGCTCCGCAAATTCCGATCCATCCCAATTGCCGATGCGTTCTTCTTCCTGTTGTCGATGATTGGAAATCGACTATGCGCATGGACAACAGTACACGGAAAACCGTTGATTATATCGATTGGGATAATTGGAAAAATAAAAGAGGCTAACTCTCTCCGCTTTATGCGGAGTTTTTATATATTCTAAATAATGAACTTTAAGGGCGATGAACTTGAAGGGCAGAAAGGACTAATAATATGAGTTTTGAAGAAATTATTTCCGCTCTGAATGAGCACAAAGATAGCGAAGAATACAATAACTTTGTGAACGGACTTATGGACGGGGACAGAGTGACCGCGTTTCTCGCAACAGATAAAGGCAAGGAATATGCCGAAAAGGTTCTTAATCCTGAAAGAGATTCACAAATTTCGAAGGGGATCGAATCATGGAAAAAGAATCATCTTTCCGAAGAGGTAGAAAAAGAGTATAAGCGACTGCATCCAGACATTGACCCTAAAGATTCGGAGATTGCAAAGCTCCGCGCACAGGTTGAGGAAATGCAGATTGCAAATACCCGGAAAGACCTCACCAATAAGGCGATGTCATTCTTTAATGAAAAGAAGCTCCCGCCCGAACTGGTTGATTTCTTTGTCGGAAAAGACGAAGAAACGACAACGGCGAACTTGAAAAAGTTCGAAAAGGTGTATTCCGCGTCCCTTAATACAGCAGTTGAATCCCGGATGAAGGATATGAGTTATACACCTCCCGCCGGGAAAACGGAAAAGGAATATTCGGTTGATGACCTTGCCAATATGACTATAGATCAAATTAACGAATATTACAATTCTAAAAACAAAAAATAAACTTAGAAAGGAACTGATGTTATGTCTTTTAAGAGAACATTATGGGAAGCGCGTCTTGTGGACAACTATAACAAGGCGACGGTTCTTCCCCGCATTGCCACAAAGCCGACAGAAGTAACGGCTACTGGTATTATTTTTAATCGCGTCGGTACTACTGTGATCGGCGATTATGAGGGCACTATTACATGGAATGATATGGACACTACGAGTGTCACGCTTGCCTTCGAGCATAGAAAGTATTTTGCTGATAAGGTTGATGACATCGACATCGCGCAGACCAATCTTGACCTCATTGATGGTTTCGCTAAGGTTCAGGTTGCGAAGCTGGCGAAGGCGGCTGAATCCTATGCTTTCGGTAAGTATATCGACGGTGCGGGATTCAAGAAGCTGGATCAAACCGTTGTCGGTATTTCCGGTATTTCTGAAGGACAGGCTATCTATAATCTGATCGTCGATCTTTCTACCGCTCTCGGTGAAAAGGACGTTCCCATTAACGATGGTTATGTCCTCGTGTCTTATGATGCGATTAACAAGATGTGCAAGGATTCCATCTTTACCGATCATCCTACATATATCGAAAATGGTATTGTCTCTAACGACAAGATTAACGGCTTGACCGTGATTGTTTCTTCCAATATTCCGGCTAATACCCTTCTTGCCGTGCATCCCGCCGCTATCGGTTTCGGCAATCAGATTGACAAGATCGAGGGCATGAGATTGGAGAACTCTTTCGGTGACGGTGTGCGCGGCCTTAACGTGGCTGGCGCGGCTGTCCTGAATCCTGACGGTGTGGCTGTTGCGACATACAATATCCCCGTCGTGTCTATCTCTCTCCCCGCTACTGCGACAGTGAAGGCTGGCGAAACCATTACCCTTGCGCCCGTCGTGAATCCGGGCAATACCACTCAATCTAAGGGCGTGACCTTCGCCTCCGGTACGACTTCAAAGGCGACTGTTACCGATGCGGGCGTTGTTACCGGCGTTGCGGCTGGTACATCCGTGATTACTGTGACAAGCGCGGCGAATAACTCTATTACTGCTACTTGCACTGTGACCGTTACCTCCGCTTAATCCTACTTAATATAGATGACGTGGGGCATTCTCCGTTGGAGAGGATGCCCCGTTAATGGAGGTAAACGATGGATTTCACAGCTTTACAAGATTATTATTCCGATGTTGCAAGTTATCTGACCTCCTATTTTTCCCGCAATGCCGGATTGACCGTCAATGCCAATGATTTACTTGTCGAAGTAGATAAGGCATGGCGCGTTATCTGTTCTTTCGTCGGCGCGACTTATGACCTGACAGACACGGAAACTCTCGCAAAATATGCGACTGTTTTAGCCGACTTGTCAAAAGCATATACGAACAATATGTTATATTCTGCGAATAAGATGAAGGGCGAAAAGACCTCCATTTCAGAGGGTTCTTTGTCGATTTCCTATTCCGGCGCGGAAAGTATCAGCATCGATGCGGACGGTTTAACTCCCGAAATCCGCGCAATGCTGAAACCCCGGCATTATTTTCACGTTTTCGGGTGAGGTGATTCCGCGTGGTTTATTTGGATAATTCTATTTTCCGCTCCGAATTTTGGAAATACAACGTTACTCTGAAAACTCCGAATGTTGGATCATTTGACGATAACGGAATCTGGCACGAGAATAAAACCTCATTTTCGCCGAATATCACGGTTACTTGTGATGTCCAGCCGGACGGAGAGACGGAGATAACAACCGATGGCGGCAGAATAGACGTTGCCGATTATCGGGTGTACTCTATCCGTTATCTGGAGGAGCAGCTTAATACCCGCTCAAAGATCATCTTTCAAAATGTTGAATATGACGTTCTGCGCGTGGAGCGTTACCCGGATTATTGTTGCACTTACATCAAGGCGGTGCGGTAATGGGAGACGCGGAAAAAGAAATCGAACGGGTGAAAGAGTCCATCCGGCGCGGAATGCAGAAGGGGATTCTTGGGGTACAACGTGATGTGCAGCTTGCTACTCCCGTTGTTACCGGAAATCTGCGCCGTTCCATTTCGCAAGCGGTCACAGAGGACGATAACAGCATCATCGGGCTTGTAGGCTCTAACGTCGTTTATGCTCCATATGTCGATGATAAGCGCGGGAACTTCACGGATACGATACATCGGACGGCTCCGCAGGTCTATGAAATGATCGCGGAGGAAATTAAGAAAGGGGTACAAGGATGAACTTTAATACCTTGCGTCAATACCTAATTGACAATCTCGCCGGGATTGCCCCGAATGTCAGCTTTACAGCGAACAATAAACGCTCACAAAGCGCGACATATACGGCGGTTTATCTTTTCGAGAAACCACAAGAGCATAATCTTTCGGGCGGCAATATGATTGTTATTCGACCGAATGAGATTAGCGGCGGTTCTCCGTGCAGAACTTATGCAGTCGAATTAAAGGTGTGCTCAAAAGAGCTTGCCGACCTTATCACAATTGCCGACGGCTTGAAAAATGCTCTTGATATATACAGGAATCCCACTCCTGACAGCTTACCCGACTATACTGGGATACAGCTTAATAACGATGGAGGGGTGTACTTCGATGACACGGAAAAGCTATATGTTAATAGGCTTTATTTCGTGTGCTATCGTGGTATCTGACTTTTGAAGAATAGGAGGAAACCTTAATAATGGCTATTATTAAAAAGGAAATCAATAACCTTCCCGGCTATACGCTCGGCTCCGGTGAACTGTATATCTGCTTTGCCGATGATTTCGATATTGGCACAATGACAACAGGCGCGGCGGATTCAGACGGTTGGAGAACCTTCACCGAATCCGAAGCCCCTACCGCTATCGCTAATATGGAGTGTATGGGCTACATTCAGGACGATGTGACTTTCCATCTCGATCAAAGCTCTATCGACATCGATACGGCTAACCACGGCGTAATTGATACGATTATTACAGCCGAAGGCGGTACGTTCTCTACAAATATGATTTCGTTCGATCCCGAAATCACGGCGAAATATCTGACCGGACATAACGTATTTACAAATACTGTTGCGGCTGGTTCCGGTTCTGCTGGTACAAAGACCATGCGCATTGAAGCTAATCGTGATGCCGTGCGTCCGGAGGTTGCGCTTGTTTTCGTGAGAGAAGACAAAGCGAACAACAGAAAGATTACACACTATATCCCTCGCGCTAAGTGGATCGGTGAGGTTAATGTGATTTATAGCAAGTCTAATCCCACGGCGACCGACTTCACATTTAAGATGCTCGCGTCAAAGATGCCTTCCGGCTCCGATGGATTCTACTTTACCGATGATTTCGAGGTTCAGACCGCGTAATCATTCATTTAACGGGGAGGGTGTATGCTCTCTCCGTTCTTTTTTTGCAAAAAATATTATTGCAATGATATTTTTGATACGATTATTTTAACTAAGAAATGAGGACGATATACATGGGTTATAACGATAATTACAACAATAATCAGGAGTACAACAACAGAAACAATAACAGGAACAACAGAAACAACTATAGCAATAATAGCAGGGGCAACAATTACAATAGCAACAGAAGCAATAACTATAATAGAAATGACAACAATAACAGAAATAATTACAATAATGATTTTCAGCCCCGCGAAAATAACGGTACTCCAAACAGAAGAAATAACAATCCGAACGTAGGATTTGATTTCACTGTATATATAAAAGAAGGATTCCCGATTACAGACATGGATGGGAACAAGATTGATATTTCTGGTAACTTTTCCGGTGAATTTGCTTCAAAAGCGGCACAAATGGCGATTATGGCAAAAAGTGAATCTGAAATCGCCGATGAAATCATGAACGACCCAAAAAAATATTCAGAAGCTTATGAGACGTTCAAAGCGTGGGCATTGGAAATTATAAATAATAATATTGATGGTGTAAAATACGAAATGGATTATGTCAACCAACATATGAATTGTCTTGAAGGATTATGGGCATTGTCTATGTTTATTGGGAAAGTATTAAATATTTCTTTCGATCCGCATGAAGCACTTAAAGGAATTAAGGATAAGAATATCAGAAATGATATTCAAGCTAAATTGGATAATGCTAATAATAGATAACGGTGCGTTTCTCGACCATGAACGCACGATCAAAACGATAAATAATACAGGTGATAAAGAATTAACCTTCACAGTTAAATTAAATTTGCCGACAGGAACATATTATAAAGTTCACGCAATGCTGAATGAATACGAAAATACAGAAGATATTGAAAAGAAATCATTTTACTTAGTGTCGGCTGTCTCCATGTTGCTTGGAAGACCTATGAAATATGTGATTAGCAATATTCCCGCTGAATCTATGCAGGAAATCTTAAATAATATATTAAAGGAATTACACAAAATATTTCAAGAAGATTATTCAATTCCAGAAATCGAATACGAAACAGAAGATAAAGCCCCGAATGTAGACGATACAGAAGCATACAACAGATACAGAAAAAGACAAAATATAAAGAATTTAGAGAAAAGCGTTTCGGGGCATAAAGAAATAATGACCTATATGATTTCCTATTTAATGTCAAAAACAAATAATTCTTATAATGATATTATGGAAATGCCCGTTATGATGTTTTGGGCGACTTTTCGGAATATTGCATTAAGCGAACTTAGAACGAATGATGATTATAATTTGGCGTACTTGATGAACGAATATGCTGAATTGATGGACTGTGGAGAGATATAAATAGCTCATGATATTGTCCTCGTTTAGATAATAACGAGGTATTTATATTATGGCGAATGAACTATTTTCGTATGAAGCGAAATTAGGTTTTAATATGAAAGAATTTTCAGACGGCATGAAAAAGTCTGAAAGTTCATGGAAAGATTTCACTGAAAAACTTTCCTCTTTCGGCTCCGGCGTGGCTAAAGGCGTTGGAACCGCTATAGGTGCGGTCACTACGGCAACAACCGCATTGATAGGCACTACAACTCAACAGATTTCCGAACTTGCGGCGGCTGGCGATGCGATTGACAAGGCAAGCCAAAAAGCCCACATGAGCGCGGAGGCGTATCAAGAATGGGACTTTATCCTCCAGCATTGCGGCTCCGATGCTTCTGTCCTACAGGGGACAATGAAGACCCTTACATCCGCGATTGACAGCGGTTCAGATGCTTTTGCCGAACTCGGTATTAACATCGAAGATTTAGAGGGTATGAATCCGGAAGACATTTTCGGGCTTGTTATAGAGTCCTTGCAGGGAATGGAGGATGAAACACAGCGCACAGCCCTCGCCACACAGCTATTAGGCAAGGGCGGAACGGAAATGGCCGCATTGCTTAATACTTCGGCGGAAGATGTTGCCGCAATGAAGGAAGAAGTACACAGTTTAGGCGGCGTATTATCAACCGAATCTGTTCAGGCGGCAGCCGCGTTTCAGGATAATTTGCAAAACATGAACACGGCTATTACTGGCATTAAGAACGGTATATTATCGCAATTCATCGGCCCGATTTCAACGGCGATGGAGGGATTTACAGCTATCTTTACAGGAGAGTCATCCGGGCTGGAAAAAGTCAAACAGGGAATTGATGGTTTTGTCGAAAAACTTACCGGGATGGCTTCACAAGCCTTAGAGATCGGAACGACCATCCTTGTTGATATTGGACAGGCTATCACAGACAATGCCGGGACGTTGATTTCAGCGGGCGCGGATGCGGTGATGTCTCTTCTCAATGACGGCATTATTCCGCTTTTGCCCCAATTCGCGGAAGTCGCAATACAGGCGGTGGAATCCGTCAGCTCTTCCCTCGGCGGATCGTTAAGCACGTTAATCCCGACTATAGTTGATTGTGTATTACAGATCGGCAATGTTCTTTTGACGGACGGGCTTCCTGTACTGCTACAGGCTACAACCGATATTCTCGGCGGAATCGGGGAGGGACTATTAAATAGCTTCCCTCTGATCCTCGACCAATTGCCCGTTCTTGCCGAAAACGTAATCAGTTTTATCACGGGTTCCGCCGATATGCTGATTTCGGCGGCGGTCAGTCTGATTGACGGATTGATTTCATTCCTTCCGACCGGGTTAGAGGCATTGATTTCGGCCTTGCCCTCGATCCTGTCCGCGATTTTTACTACAATTTCCGAACAGGCTCCGGCTCTGCTACAATCTGCGTTAAGTCTGATTCAGGAACTTTGCGCCGAACTCCCCAATACCATCATGCTCATCGTGAGCCTCCTCCCGGAGCTGATAGGGGTTATTCTGGATTCGCTCTTGGGCGATGGTCTCCCGGCCTTGATTGACTGTGTATTACAGATGACGGTCATGTTGGCGGAGCAGCTTAGCACAATAGTGTTGGAAATCATAAAGATATTGCCCGAACTAATAAGCTCGGTCATTTCAGCCCTTATGTCAGCAAGTGACAAATTCGCGGAGGCGGGAGTCAGTCTTTTTGTTTGTCTTATACAAAACCTCCCCGAAATCCTTTCAAAACTCTGTGAGGCGGCGGGAAAGCTCATTTCCGGAATCCTCGACACCATCAAGGCAGCCTTTACATCGCTCCGCTCCATCGGCGGCGATTTGCTCTCGAAAATCAAAGAAGGATTTGAGTCCAAAAAGCAACTTGCCTTCGATTCTATTAAGAATATCGGAAACGCTATTATAGAGGCGATTAAAGGAATTTTCTCGGGTGCGGCTAATATCGGGAAATCACTCATTGATGGACTTGTAAACGGCGTGAAGAATGCCGCGTCCAATGCGGTCTCAGCGGTTACAGATGTCGCTTCAAATATTTGGGACGGAATTACCGGATTTTTCGGCATTCACTCCCCGTCAACAAAACTTGCATGGGTGGGCGATATGCTCATCCGGGGACTGGAACAGGGAATCGACGATAACGCGCAGGATGCGATTAACGCGGCGGAACGGATGACGGATGCTCTCGGCGACGAACTCAGCAGCATCGGCGGAGTAAGCATCAAGCCGACTGTTGATACATCTGGCATTGCTGGAAAGATCAAGAGCAAATTCGGGCTTGATAAAGTGTTCGGCAACTTTACGAATGGCTTAACCAATGTGATGTCTGTTCCTTCCGCTCTCGGTATAACTCCCGGTAGCAGTTCCACGATCAATAACGGCGGCGATACCTATGTGACACAAGAGGTTACTTGTAATATTGCTATCGATCATGTCGAAAACTATGATGATTTCATCGCACAGGCGCGGAAAGACAGCAAGTTTGAGAAGATGGTGCAGGCTATGACCGTTGACCTCATTAACGGCGGCGGCGCGTTCGGAAAATACAAACCTGTTTTAGCTTAAAAAATAAGAGGTAAAAAATGGCGATTAAACTTGAATTTGATCCATATCACAATCCCGAATCGCCTACCTTAATTCTCGCAAAAAGGGATGGCTCATTATTGGGAAAAATCAACTACGAAAACTTAATGTTCCGGCGTTGTTTTAATACTTATAACGAACTGTCCCTTTCCGCTCATTTGGCGGATAATGAGGAATTATGGGAGCAAATCGCAGATTTCAAGTTGCTATGGGCGCGTGATTGGGATTTGTGGTTAGAAATATACGTTTCCGTAGATGAAACAAACCATTTACAGAAACAAATAACAGCGCGTTCATTAGCGGAATCTGAACTTTCGCAGATAAATCTTGAACCGCTGGACGTAAACACAGACGGCGAATTTAACACCGTCATATACGATTCTACTAATTCGGATGTATCTTTGCTTGATATGATTCTTGCAAAAGCTCCGAATTACTCAATAAAGAGCGTTTCAAATTCGCTGAAAGATATTACAAGAATCTTTTCCTTCGATGGGGAATCCATATATGATGCGCTACAGACCATCGCACAGGAAATCAACGGCTATTTCGATTTCACCTTGCATTCTGACGCGAACGGAAAACCGAAAAGGGAAATTGCTCTTTACGATTTGGAGGCGTATTGTCCGACGTGCGGCAATCGCGGCGACTTCTCCCGGACTTGCCCGAAATGCGGAGAGACCGACATCATCCCCGGTTACGGTGTGGATTCCCACATCTATATAAATACGGAGAACTTAGCCGACGAAATCACATATGAAACTAATGTTGACGCGGTAAAGAACTGTTTCAAGCTGGAGGGCGGCGACGACCTCATGACAGCGGCGATTCTGACCATGAATCCGAATGGCAGTCAATACCTATGGTACATCCCGGACGAAACGCGGGCAGACATGAGCGCGGCATTGTCGGCAAAACTCGCGGCGTATGATGCGCTTGTCGAAAACTACACAAAAACCCGGACGTACAATATTGGGACTGTCAACATGGGAAATCTCGGGGCGTATAACAATCTCATAACGAAGTATCAGACAAGTAATCCCGATTTGGAGACAATCACAAATTCGGCTCCGTATTATGACGAACTTATCGCGGATTATTTTGCTACTTTCGATTTAGAGGATTATCTAACCTATGAAATGGTTGATCCTGACGATTTTTCGACGGCTCCAATGGAGAGGTTATCACAATCCCGGATGGGAAACATATACGTTCTTGACCTTAATTCTGCGACAACGACACTGATAAACAATGCCGCCGTACTTGTTGCACAATCCATTGTTGGCGCGGATGTTGAGGTATCATTGATTAGCAGTAATGTTGCGACAGGCAATACAACAACATGGAGCGGATCATTCTCATTGAGATATGACGGACAAAGCCGGGTGGTTAGTTTCTCCGGCGTTCCAGTCGTGGGCAGTTTTGACGGATACGCAAAGCAGATGGCGAACCATAAAGCGGTGATGCAAGCTAAATCATCGACGGATATAGAAAGTTTGCTCGGGCTGACCGATGCAGCATTAACGGCAAAGCTGAAAAAGTATAATCTGACCGCGTTGAATCAGTTTGTAACGGCGTGTTCTGCATCTATCGACGCTCTGATTGAACAGGGCGCGGGAAGTGATACGATGGATGATATTGACCCCAATATCTATCTTGACTATACGAACTATCGCGGGAAACTCGCTATTATGGTTGCGGAAACAAACCTAAGAGACGCGGAAATCAAGGATATTGCTCCGTTCCGATCTAATGTTAGAAATCAAATGATCCACATCAAGAACGCGCTTGATTTCGATTCATATTTGGGCGACACTCTCATGAAAGAATTGTCAAATTATCGCCGGGAAGATACATATACAAATCCAAATTACATTGCTGAAGGATTAAAGAATAAGGATATTTATAGACGTGCGAAAGAATTTATTGAAACCGCGCGGAAAGACATTTATAAATCCGCTAAGTTGCAACATTCCTTGTCCGCATCCTTACAAAATCTTCTTGTGATTCCTGATTTCGATGGGTTTACAGACTATTTCGAGGTTGGCAATTGGATTCATATAGTTCATAATGGACAGTCATACGCTTTGCGACTTCTTGACTATACGATAGACTTTGACAATATCGGAAATCTTTCCGTCACGTTCTCCGATGTGGAGGACAGCGGCGAAAGCTATTCTGATTTGCAATCCGTTCTTGATTCGGCGCGGAAGATGGGAACGTCTTTCGAATCCGTGTCACGTCAAGCAGAAGCGGGCAACGAATCCCGCGCACGGCTGGACGGCTGGCAAGCGGACGGATTATCATTAACCAACATGAAAATCCTAAATAACGCCGACAATCAAGACATCGTTATCGACGAAAGCGGGATTCTTTTGCGGAAGTATCTCCCGTTACAGGACGATTACGACGATGAGCAATTGAAGATCATAAACGGCACGATTGCCATAACGGATGATAATTGGGAAACTGTAAAGACTGCTATAGGATCGATGTATTATCTTGACCCGCGTACAGATACAGTAAAGCACGGATACGGCATTAACGGAGAAGTGATTATTGGTAAATTGTTGCTCGGTGAATCATTGGGTATTTACAATTCTGGTGCTACTCTCCGTTTTGATAAAGATGGGCTGTACATTTCAAATGATGTTGTCACATTAACAGCGAATCCGAATGACCTTAACAGTCTATTCAAGATTACAAAGGGTAATAATTCCCTTTTGAATGTGTCCGCGTCCGGTGATTTGACCGTCTCGGGCAGGATCGAAGCATCATCCGGCTATATCGGAGGTTCTTCCGGCTGGACGATCAAGGACGGCGCAATCTACAACGGGAAACAGACCATTTCCAGCACGTCAAGCGGTATCTACATCGGAACGGACGGAATCAGCGCGGGATTTGGCACGGGATCAATACTTGTGAACTCTTCCGGCGTTACGGTTAAGGGAACGATTCAAGCGGATACCGGATATATCGGCGGCTCGGGCGGCTGGACGATCAAGCAAGGCGCAATCTACAGCGGTACGAAATCCAGCCTTAACAGCCCGAATAGCGGTATCTACATCGGAACGGACGGAATCAGCATCGGGAACGGTGCTTTTCTCGCCGATTCTTCCGGTAATCTGACGCTCTCCGGCTATGTCGATGCACAAGGCTTGTCCGACGGTGATTTCTCCATCGGCGGCGACGGCCTGAAGGGGACGACCGTCACAAATTCCAGCAACCAAACGACTTTCGGAATTGATTCCTCCGGTAATCTGACGATTCGGGGAAATATCATCATGCAGGGCGGTTCAATCTCGTGGAACAATGTTAGTCTCCCCTCAGAGGTTGTTGTCGATTCCGATTTGTCCGACGTGGCATATTCCGGCAGCTATAACGATTTGTCCAACAAGCCGACAATCCCGACAATTCCGAATTACATTCAAAGCACTTATATTGACAGCGTGGAAATCCGCTCACCGACCATTAAGGCAAATGAATTTGTCGTGTATCCTCAATCCTATGTAACTACAGGCGGATTAACCATTAAAGGTTATTTCTCAGGTAATACAATGTCCGATATGTTCAAAATTTATTATTACAATTCCGGCTCCGCTCCGCTTACTCATATGGTTGCGACGGGTTATCTGTATATTGATTCTGAAACATATTTCACAGAAGGAATACACGGGAAATCAAACGGTTATACAAACGTATATGGGAACTTCGATTTCTCCAATGCTAACGTGATCGGACTTTCATCCACGGCGACATTTGGATAATAGGACGGTGAAGATATGGCAAGTTATTCTGTAAGTTCAACAACATCGACATCGGCAACAATCGCCCTGTCCGGGCTGAACTCTGCATATACAGATAAAAAGTTCACTTGCCGATTATATGGAAGTGAAGTAGATTCATTCTCGGCGACGGCGGGAACAACATACAGTTACACATATACCGGATTATCTTCCGGGACAGCTTACACTTTTTCCATAAGTGTAGAATATTGGGTTCCCGGTTTAGGCTATGCCTCTGACGCTGACATTGTAGGCAGTTTTACCACGGATAGCGGCTCCGGCGGCGGTGGAGGAGGCGGTAGTGATCCTGACCCGCCCTCGCCGACGTACTATCCCGATTACGATTACGTTTACGACGATACAAGCGTGACGATCTATGTTTACGATGCGTCCGGGTATTATCTCCGGTACTATCTGCGTCTCCCCAATGGGACAGTCGTATATGATACCGACAATTACGGGCGGTCACGTCTGGAATACGAAAAGACCATAACAGGATTAACCCCGAATACTACTTATGTCCTAAACGTGGGATATTCGGAGTATTCAACGGGCGGGGTTGACTGGATCGGCGCAAGCACGTTCACGACCGACGCGGCGGCAATCAACATCGATACATGGGATTGGAATGCGTCAAATGGGTATGCGTCTGCAAATCAGACACGGACAGCGTATAATGCCGTGACCGGGCAGGGGTATCTTTCCGACTTTTCCTATTTGGTGTGGAATGACATAGTGGATAAGGTGAAGGAAATCCTCGACGCAATCGGCGAAACATGGGATTCCGCTTTTCTGTCATACTCCAACACGAGGATGTTATCAAATGACAAGGTTATGACAGCGGCGCGATATAATTCCGTAGTTAATCAAATCTGGTACTACTACGGCGGCACATATCCGAACGCAACACAGGGCGGGACGATCTACGGATCGTTATTTACAGACCTGACCGCGCGAATTAACGCATGGATTGTTGCGATTTCTTAATGATTGATGGGGCGGCATTGTCCGCCCCTTTTATCATAGTACAAGCTATCATCCGCATAGGATTGAATGATAAATAATAATGAAAAGAGGTTTAATAAATGATAGCTGAAAATAAAGCAATGTCATCCTATGAAAAGATCATGGGAAAAAATAAATACACGGTGACGAACATCCATCCAGTACACACAGAGGCGGAAGACAGAAAGAAGAGAAAAGCGATTTCCGATACTCTATATAATGTGTTCAAAAAATATTAAAATTTTACAATTGAAGGAAGGGCCAAAATCGCTTATAATATAAGCGTCGATGGTTCTTTCCGGGAAGGAAAGAAATGAAATTTGATGCAATTTACGCGCGGCAATCGGTTGACAAGATGGATTCTATATCCATAGAAAGTCAGATCGAAAGATGCAAAGTAGAAGCGGAGGGAGAATACCGGGTTTATAAAGATAAAGGCTACTCGGGGAAAAACACCGACAGACCGGAATTTCAGCAGATGCTTGAAGAAATCCGGCATGGAGAAATTAAGCGCGTCATCGCTTACAAGCTGGATAGGGTTAGCCGCTCCGTCATTGATTTTACTTCCTTAATAGAAGAGTTTCAGAAATACGGCGTGGAATTTGTCTCATGCACAGAACGATTTGACACTTCTACACCGATGGGGCGGGCGATGCTCAATATCTGCGTGGTGTTCGCACAGCTTGAACGTGAGACCATCCAGCAGAGAGTTTTAGATGCGTATATCGCTCGGAGTAGAAAAGGCTTTTTCATGGGCGGTAAGAATCCATTCGGGTACAACAGGGAGCCTTATATTATTGAAGGGATCCACACGACGCGATTCGTCATAAACGAGAAAGAAGCGGAAATCGTCAGATACATCTATGACCTCTACTCGAATCCCGAAACCTCGTTGCGGGACGTGATTAAGGTTCTGAACGCGGAGGGGATTAAGCAAGGGCGGCGTGATGATGGATATTGGAGCGTTGCACACCTCGGGGAAATGCTGAAAAGCCCCGTCTATGTCCGCGCCGATCTTGATGTGTATGATTTTTTGAAAGGGCAAGGCGCACAGATGCACAGCCCCGCAGAATACTTCGTCGGGACGAATGGAATCTATCTTTTTTCCGAACGTGGAGCGCAGCGGAAACAGACTTGTCTACAGGATCAAAACATTGTTCTTGCTCCGCATGAGGGAATCGTGTCATCCGATGTGTGGATCAAATGCCGAATTAAGTTGCTCGGAAATCATCAAGTCGCAAAACCGATCAAGGCAAAAAATACATGGCTGGCGGGAAAAATCAAGTGTCCGCTGTGCGGGTATGCTATGGTTGTCCGCAAGGCAAAGACTAAGGTAGGACGCTATTTCATATGCTCTCACCATGAGGACACAATAGATGGTTGTCCCGGCGTTGGTGGACTTCACGCGGCAGAAATCGAATCCATCATCTACGATGAAATCTCCGAAAAGCTCAAAGAATTTGAAACAATCAATGAGAATCCGACCGCCGCAGCTCGACAGAATCCGAAAATAACAGAAATCAAGCTCCAAATCGCAGGGGTGGAAGAAGAGATTGATAAGCTCATGAAGAAACTTCCCGATGCCGAAGGCGTTGTGATGGAGTATATCGCGGAACGGATTAAGGTACTCGACGGGCAGAAAAAAGAACTTTCCGAAAAGCTGAAGGAACTTGAACCGCTTGAAATGGTGAATAAGGATTTCGACGGATTAAGGAACTACATGAGCCATTGGGATGACCTCACCATCGCGGACAAGATGACCGTCGTTGATGCCGTCATCAACAAAATTTCGGCAGACCAATCAAGCATAGTAATTGATTGGAAGATTTAG